ATGAGTCAAACATATCATTTGGAAGTGGCCAGTCGTAATACGGGTCAACAATGCTGTTGCCTATGTACACCATCCAGTCATAATATGGATTATTGTAGTAATCGTAACTTACCGTATCTGCCCGCTGACCGTCTTTTAGAGTATAGTCATAGTATAGCGCCGTCTCTCTCACCGCAGCTGTAGTTAAACCGACAGAGCGAATAATATCTCTGCAAGCAGTTTCTCTATACGTTGTAAGAGGAAATGATGAAAAATACTTTGCCATTATCTTCCTTAACTTATAGGTCAGCCGCCGGCTGTTTTTGAAGTACTGGTCGTTTCATAAAGTCTTCTCTTGTGAAGATCTTTGTCTCCTGGAACGTCAATGAAAGTTCCATTTCTGTCGGCATCGATGTACCAGCGAAGAACGATGGTACTCCACTCGGCGCGTAGTTGACTTTAATGTCAGTGAGGAAACTTGTTTTAAATTTAATGAGCTCTCGTAAACCTGCTGATTGCCAAGAGTGAATTGCAATTTCACAATGGTCGGGATATGTAAGGACATACTGAGCCTTACCAGGAAGCATCCGTTGCTTTAATTTAAAGATGATATCAATCAACTCTTGTGATTCGGCAACCGACCGAGGAGCAAACCGCCATGAGAATCCAAATGTACGCAAAGGCACACCTTGGAAATTGACAGCAAGGTTTGGGTTGGGGGTTGTACCAAGTATCATATCAACGCCAGCGGCGGCCGTCTCACTGAATCCCCCTGTAAGTCGATTAGCCAATACGTTTGAGATCGTTCCACTTTCACGAGCATTTTTAATGCTGTCTGCAACAGCAGTGCTAAAACTCTTACCAAGATCTTGGCCATTGTTGCGGCCTTGCAATGTATCGTTAACAACTTTTCCAACTTCTCCTAAGAATACACCAAATGCCTGCTTACCAACATTGATACCAAAAGATTCGCCAAGATTTGCGGGTACCGGCAGTGATATAAACAAATCATGATCTTTTGAAGCATCCTCAAATACCGTATTACGATCGTATGCTGCAAATTTCAACACCATAAAATATTGAAATGGAAAATCAAGAGGAAAATTATGAGACCCTCCTTCTGCGTTTACGCCTACTTTGGCAGCCTTTTTAGATTCTTCAGGGGGTTTATTCTGTTCGGGCGGTTTTGGTGGCGGTGGCTTTGGTTTAGCAGCATCGGCAGCCAGGCGCGCCTGCACGACCTCCGCCTGGCCAACCCCTCTCCTGTAAGAGTCCCCACCCCCAGCTAGGTTATTTTGCTTGCCACTAACTGAGTTGGCGGCTTGGCGGGTAAGTTTCTTATAACCACCAACCGCAGCGCCACCAGCAGTCGATACATATTCGGTTGTCATAAATAGTCCATATGAGTTATAAAGGTTTTTTCCGTCCCAAGAATCCCAGCAAATATAAAGGTGATCCTACTAACATTATTTACAGAAGTAGTTGGGAGGTTAAGCTAATGTCATATTTAGACGCCCACCCAGACGTTGTTCAGTGGGCGAGCGAAGAGCTTGTGATTCCTTATAGATCTCCACTTGATAACCAAATACATAGATATTTTCCTGACTTCTGGGTAAAAAAACGATCAAGTGACGGTACAATAGAAACTCTAGTAATAGAAGTGAAACCGCTCAAACAGACAAAAGAACCCACACCTTCTACAAAAAGGACGAAGCAGTACATACGTGAAGTTGCAACGTGGGCTATCAATCAAGCAAAATGGAATGCAGCAAAAATGTATTGTGAAGACAGGAATTGGAAGTTTATGACAATGACCGAACGAGATTTAGGGATTAAATTTTAATGTCAGCCGTCGTTTTTACTACACTTTTACAACAAGGAGCCGAACGAGGAGTTGTTCCCGCTCGGACACAAGAAGCACGTGATTGGTTTAGAGACGCCGCGTCTCAGATGCGAGGACTCACAGTTCAACCAGGAAGAGTAATACAACAATCGGGCGACCAAGCACAAACTAAGATACGTATTGGTGGAATGTTCTTATTCCAGTATGAACCAAAGACAAAAAAGGACTTGCCATACTACGACCAGTTTCCGTTGATCTTCCCGATTGAGCCAGCACCTGGTGGATTCCTCGGAATTAACATGCACTACCTACCATTAAGGCAACGTGCATTTCTAATGGATGGTTTATTCGATTTTGCAAGTAACCAGAGATATGACGATACAACACGTCTTAGACTTTCATATGATCTGCTCAAACGTACTTCTCGTTTACGGTTTTTTGAGCCTTGTCTGAAGCGCTACCTATATAATCATATCGAATCGAGGATGATCCGAATACCATCGGACCAATGGGATATTGCTTTGTTTTTACCTCTCGAACGTTTTGCTAAAGCAAACAAGGCCACGGTTTGGACAGAGTCGTTAAAGAAGATTAGGAAGCAATAATGAAGTTAACAAACATGATTGGTGTAGCCAGCACGGTTGGCGGTCTCCTTTCAAACAACTTTAGAAGATCGCGTTTTGCCAAACCCGGTAAGCAGGGCTCTTGGGCTAAAGAACTTCCATCCCATATTAACAACTATGGTATTCAACGCGACAACCTCGGTATTATCATTTGTCCCGTTCCTAAAGTAATGCGTGATCGGTTCAATCAGACATACTCTGAAAATCTTTTAGGCGTCACGCGAAGAAGCGAGTCGTTCAACATCCCAGGAAAAACAATACAGACATCCGAAACACGTCGATATGGTGTCGGTCCGACATCGCGGATGCCTGTTGGTAGCGTCAATCCTTCCACACTCACAATAAACTTCGTGGCAGACCAGATGGGATTATATTACCAATATTGGCAAGCGTGGATGGATGGTATTGTTCGTACACAGGGGCGCAGTCGGTCGTCGGTTAGCACACCAAACAATTGGGGAACGCATTTCTTTGAGGTTGAATACTTTAACAACTATACTGTTGACATCACCTTACTAGAGCTCGACCCAAAATATGATGAGGCGGTAGAGACTAAGCTAATCAACGCCTATCCAATAGGAATACAAGATCATGTCATCAACTGGGGCAACTCAGGGTTTGTCACCTTTAACGTTGAGTTTGCTGTCGAGGCCATTGACGTGAAAACAGACAAGATCCTTAGTGGTGGCAAGTTGCCACCACCTCCTAATGTATCGCGTAGTTCGTTGGTATCGAATCTGATTAAGGCAGGAAATGCAGTCCAACTTCTTTCATCGATGAAATCGTCGGGAGGACTAAAAGGCGCAGCAGGTATTATTGGTGTTGGGGCGGCAGCCCTTGCCAATTTCGGTGGAGTTCGTCGTTAATTATTTTAAATTGAGGTTATTATGGGTTTACCAAAAATTAAGCATCCAACTTTTACAGTTGTTGTTCCTTCGACAGGAGAAAAAATACGGCTGAGGCCTTTCCTTGTTCGTGAAGAAAAGATATTATTGTTAGCACAAACATCAGAGGATCCTGCTGATATTTCAGACGCAATCAAACAGGTAATCAACAACTGCCTCGTTGATTCGATTGATGTAGATAATCTAACAACATTCGATATCGAATATGTCTTCCTTAAGCTGAGATCAAAATCTGTCGGTAACGTGATCGATCTGAAATATACTGATCCGGTAGATGAGCATGTATATGATTTACAGGTTAATTTAGACGATGTAGAAATTATTCGCGATCCTAATCACGCGACAAAAATTACGATTACAAAAGATTCAGGCCTGGTGCTGCGCTATCCAAAAGCAGATATGACAGCCACAATCAAGGATATCGATAACGAGCTTGATTTGCTTTTTGGTGTAATCAAATATTGCATTGAAACAGTATATGATGCAGACAACATCTACAAGACGTCTGACTTCACAGATGAGGAAGTTGAGGAATTTATTAACGAACTAAGCGTTGACACATTCAAAAAAATTCAGCAATTTTTCGAAACAATGCCTCGTCTTCATTATGAGGTAAAATACCAAACAAAAGAAACGAATGAGGAAAGAAAAGTAGTACTTAAAACACTGACTGATTTTTTTACATTTCGCTGAGCCATAACAATATAACAAACTACTACTCTGTAGTGTTTAACCTGGCTCAGCATCACAAATATTCAATACAAGAGATAGAGGATTTAATTCCTTTTGAGCGGGATATATACGTAGATATTCTTAATGATTTCCTTGAACGAGAGACAGAAAAACTACAACAAAGTAAACGGAAATAATGGCAAATTTACTTAGAGGCATAGCGCAAGGTACAAAAGAAACCGTCCAACAAACTGCGAAGGATGTTGGACGTAAGGCGCTATCTACTATGCCTAGTCCCTCTAATGCAATGTATAATTTGGGACTTGGTGTTGGTCCTCTAATCAGAAACATTGTCGAGGCTTCAAAAGAAAAGCCAACAAAAGCTGGGCCCGAAGCACCAGTCAGTAAAAAGGAATTTGCTGATGTCACAAAAGCCTCTGTAGGTCAAACCGCGGAATTGCTTCAACTGACGAGAACGTCTATTAGTCTCCTAAGAGACATCAAAACCGAGATGGTGAAGAGTAATAGAGCGGCCGGGCAATCCCGCAGAACAGCCCCAGCGCGGGCAACCGGGTCGGTCACTGCGCGGCCCCTTGCAGGAATGATCCCTGGTGCGTCGTATGCACCTCAAGATAAGGCGGTGGCCACAATTAAAGAAAAAGTCACCCAAGGGACTGATGTCCTTGGTACAATTCTTAGTGGCCTAATGGCGGCCGGAGGGGCGGCGGCCGTATTTCAGCTTCTTCCT